CCTATTGCTTTGCCCAACGTCAATCCTTCAGACCTACTGACTGCGGTCAGTCTGCGCGTTTCTTTGTCTTGAATGAAGACAGAGCAATAGAGCAAGAGAAAAAGCGCCAAGAGTTTGAAGAAGCTATGCGCGACTCACCGTTCTAAGGAGATCACCATGACAGAAGAATTCAATCAATGGTGGAACTCCGAATCATTAACTGATGACAATCTTTACCCGCAAGATAGTCCGGCTTATTGGGCATGGGAAGGATGGCAAGCAGCTATTGAATCAGAGCGTGAAGCTTGCGCTAGGGTGCTGGACAAGATGGCAGAGCAAGACAAGCTCTCCAACTATTACAGGGTGGCTGCACTGACTATCCGTGAAAGAGGTGCGCCATGAATATTAAATTAACAGCGGGAGAACAATTATGACAAGTCCTAATCAAGAAGACTTTGCACCAGAAGTCCGTAATGCAGCATGGTGGTCAGGCGATAGTCGCATGGCAGTACAAGGCAAAGCCGCTGACGTTATCTTGCAAAAGCAAGGCAAGATGCCACCGCCTGATCTTTCCGATATTCAAGAACTCCTGGATATGGGAAAAGTCATGGAGCCAACTATTGCCAGATTGTTCCAAGACAAGCACCGCATTGAATTGAAAGATGCTGACTATGCACTATCACATCCGACTGAGCCGTGGCTTCGCTCTCACTTTGACTACATCAGTGCAGATGGACAAGTACTCGTTGAATGCAAGAATTACAACATGGGCGTTATGTCTAAGTTCGACGAAGAAACAAACTTGGTTCCTGCTGTTGATATGGTGCAACTTATTCACGAAGCAGCGGTACATAACGTCAGCACGGTATATCTTGCAGTCCTGTTCGGCGGACAAAAGTTCCGCACCTTCCACTTTGAAATAACACCGGAGATGAAAGACGATCTGGTGAAGACAATGGCAGAACTATGGGGCTATGTCGCTTCAGGAACGCTGCCAGAGCCAGAAACGCTAGACGCTTGCAAGGTTGTCTATCCCACATCAACAGACCAAACCGTAATTGCTAGCGGTACGGTGGAAAAGGCCGCAGCTATCTTGCGTGAGTACAAAGCAAAGATAAAGCATTTGAAGGAAGAAGCAGAGCAGTTAGAAGTAGCGGTGAAGCAGTACATGGGTACAAGGGGATCGTTAATGAGCATTGACGGAAGAACGATTGCAACCTGGCGCAGCTCTAAGGGAAGCATGAGTTTTAACGAAACGCTTTTCAGACAGGCTATGCCAGACATTTATGAAAAGTTTGTCACGGAAACGCCAGGTTCTCGCCGCTTTTTACTTAAATGAGAGGGGGATAGCAATGGAACTACGCGATCAAATCGCAGTAGAAGCACTGAAAATATTTCTGATGAAGACTCAGATTAACAAGGCAGACGTACTAGCAAAGGATGCCTACCTAATTGCAGACGCAATGATTAAACAAAGGGAGATTAGCGATGAACCTAGTACCAGTGAGTGAAATTAAAACAATGGCAGAAGCCGTTGCCAAGTCCGGTTTGTTTGGCGTTAAGACCGCAGACGAAGCAATGGCATTGATGCTGATTGCACAAGCAGAAGGCCAACACCCAGCGATTGCAGCGCGGGATTACCACATCATCCAAGGCAAGCCAGCACTAAAGGCAGACGCGATGCTGGCACGTTTCCAAGCTGCTGGTGGCAAAGTCGAATGGAAGGCATATACCGATGAGTGTGTTACAGGGATTTTTAGTCATCCTTCTGGTGGTTCTATTACTGTGGATTGGACTATCAGTCAGGCGCAGGGTATCGGACTCGTTAAGCCAGGGTCAGGATGGATTAAATATCCTAGAGCCATGCTTAGAAGCCGGTGCATTAGCGAAGGTATTCGCGCCGTTTACCCAGGCTGTGTGGTGGGAACCTATTCCGTCGAGGAAGTTCAAGACTTTGACGATAAGCCGACAAAGGCTGAATCGCCTAAGGTCAAAGACATGGGAGCCGCCGAAATCGTTCAAGAGATTAAACAGGCAAAGGTAGAAGGTGGCAATTTTTTGCCGCTTTACATTCCGGACACAGAGGAACCATACGACAAGCCAACGGATTTAGAAGGCTGGGAGATTTCTTTCCACGATCTAGTCCACAAAATAAAGGCAAGCCAGAAGCTAAGTGATGAGAGCAAGCGTGACAAGCTAAAACGTTTAAAGGAAGTCAATCACGAAGTGATCGACAAATTAGAAACAGCAAGCAAGATGCGGGTAATCGCCGCCTCAAATTCGTTGGGGGAAATATGAAACAGCATAAGGAAGAACCAGGCAAGGGCGTTCTGTACATGAACGACAAGCGCAAGGATGGCAGCAAGCAGCCTCACTACAAAGGTGGGTTCACTGCTAGCAGAGATATATCTGCGGGCGAGTGGGTAAAGATGGCGGCATGGAAGTATGCGACTCAGGTGGGTGATCTGATTAGCATTGCTGAAGATAACTTCCAGCCTGATCCTAACTACCAGAAGCCTAAGGAGCTATCTAAGCCTAGAGAATCAAAACCATTTGATGATGAGATTCCTTTCTAATGGCAAAAATTAGCCCAACACAGAGAAGCCTGGAGTATCTGCGAGAGCAGGGATACCACGTTGAGATTGTCGAGAAGTGGAATCACTGGGCAAGGATACGCCAGGACTTGTGGGGCTGGTGCGATCTGCTGGCGCTGAAAAAGAATGAAGTGCTTGCAGTACAAGTCACAGCATCAGCAGTCGCAACCCGCATCAAGAAGATTCAGGACTCTCAGACAGTGCAGTTTGTCAGAGATGCTGGGATCAGAATTGAAGTACATGGCTGGCGACAAAACGCCAAAGGTGAGTGGGTAATTAGAGTGGAGGATATATCGTGAAACGAGACCCTAAGATTCATAAAGACTTAATTATTGCTTGGGCTAATGGCGCTCCCATTCAAAAATTGGGCGTAATGAATGAATGGATAGATTGTGATCCAGAATGGTATGCACAAAGCAAATATCGAATTAAGCCAATTAATAAGCCGGACAAAAAAATAATGTTTTGTTTAGAAGCTAATTCAGTTTTTGGTTTAAGGTTTAGAGATTCTTCAAAAGAAACATTCATAGATGGCGCTCAATACATCTATGTGACTTTTTATGGAGAAACAGAAAAAATAAAAAGCGTGGAGGTTGCCACATGAACGCAGCCCAATTAGATAAATCAGACCGTCTTCAGAAAGTCGCAAAACTTTTGGGGCGAGGAGGTGAATTTACAACTATGGAAATTATCCAAAAAGCAGGGGTATGCGCGGTCAACAGCATCATCTCTGAACTAAGGCAAAACGGATATGAGATTAGTTGTGAACGCCGTGCAGACAAATGGTTTTATAGGATGAACAAATGACAAAAATATTTATAGCCACACCGATGTACGGTGGGCAGTGCTTTGGCTTCTATGCTCAGTCGTTGATGCAACTTAACAACCTGCTACGCGACAAAGAAATACCCAGCATGATGAGCTTCATGTTCAACGAAAGCTTGATTACTAGGGGCAGGAATGCGCTGGCGCATGGCTTCATGAAGACAGACTGCACCCACTTGATGTTTATTGACGCAGACATTCGCTTCAATGCCAATGACGTAATCCCAATGATTGAGGCCGACAAGGACATTATCTGTGGCATCTACCCTAAAAAGGAAATCAACTGGGGTAGCGTCAAACGAGCAATGGACGCTGGCGTTGCTGACGATCAACTCAAGTACCACACCGGCAGCTTTGTGGTGAACCTGGTTGGTTACGCTGGGGAAGTCACTGTGCCAGTCAGTCAACCAGTAGAGATATTTAATGGCGGCACAGGCTTCATGCTGATTAAGCGTGAGGTATTTGAGAGGCTGGCTGACGCTGTTCCTGAGTACACCAATGACGTTACCGATCTGGCGGGAACGCTTGGGGCAGAGGGCATAAAAGAATACTTTGCGACAAGCATTGAGCCAGGAACGAACCGGCTTTTGTCAGAGGATTATCACTTTTGCAAACTCTGGCGAGACAATGGCGGCAAGGTTTATGCAGCACCGTGGGCGCATCTCTCTCACATTGGCAGCTATGTGTTTGAGGGTGCGCTGCTTCAATCACCGTAAGGGGGAGACATGAATCCAAATGCAGAATCGTATATGCCTGAGAACCGGCTGCTTGACCATCTACGCCAGATGGCTGGGTGCAAATCAGATGCACAGCTAGGCAAGCTTTTGGGCATATCTAATCCAACTTTGAGCAAGATACGGCACAGCAAGAAGGCGCTGTCACCAACAGTCATCTTAACGATACATGAAAAGATGAATGTTCCAGTAGCACAAATCCGTGAACTTTATGAGGAGGGGAAGCAATGAAATACTTATTCGCGTTTTGGCTGGCAGTCGCAGCACCAATGGTTTATGCGGCTTGCACCTACAATACCTATTGCGATCAGGGGCGCTGCGTGTATTGCACTACCTGTTGCTATGGCAATAACTGCAACACTACTTGCAATTAACGAGAACGGGGCTTTCTTGCTGTCTTTGCAGAACGGACAAAGGCTTCCTTAGTCGGGTAGCCTTTTTCTCCAGGACGCTTGGGCGGCAAGCCCTTCTCACGGCGCTTGTTGATGTTGTAGTAAAGACCTGTTTTCATTTCAGCCCCCAAAAGTATAAGTCGTTAGCCGTATAGTCAGCTATAAATTCATATACTTTAAATGCGCTGAGATCACATTCCCGACGTACATCTTCTTCTGTCAGGTTGCGGTAGTAATCTCCGCAGAAAGGAGCGTCATGAGGCGTTGTGCGCCTTGTTCCATGCTCTGCCCTTCCCGTCGTAGCGCAGCTAAAGAATACTAGCTTGCTTGCCATGCGCGTCATGTTTGCAAATGTTTTAGCCCACTCAGGGTTATGCTCAAAACATTCGCAGCTTGCAACAACATCAAACGTTCCGTCGTTATAAGTCAGTTCTTCGCCTCTAGCAACCAGGTCAACATCACGACCTTCACCAATATCCACACCAATGTAATTGCACTGCTGGAAGAACTGGCGAATGGAGCCGTTGATATTAAGACTACCTATTTCTAAGACATTCGTTCTCACAAACAACTCAGGGAACTTTTGGCTTAGTTTTGCTACAAAATCTATTTGCTGCGGATGACTCATCAGCGGCATTTCCACCGTCGCATAGATGCTTTCGCACGTTCAGAGTTCTTAGACTTGCGTACTACGCCAGCCATACGAGCGCAGAAAGATTTGCGTCTAGCGGCTTCGCCTTTAGTTGGCTTGCTACTGGTCACTGGTGGGCGCAGATTGCTGCCTGTTTCGCGGTTAAGTTTGGCTCTACCTTTTGCAGTTAAACCAGCACCCTTACTCACAGGTAGCTTTTCGCCCCTGCCTATGGACAAACTAGGATTTTTTTGGGGCATAAGGACGGGTTCCTTTTTTATCAATAATTAGCGCCATCTTGCGAGGCTGCTTGCCTTCAGGGGCAATGCTAACGTGCGTCCAGCTATCAAACTCTCTGATCACTTGATCAAAAGGCAACTTAGCCGCAATGATTGCCTGACAGATTTGATCAGGCGTCATGCCAGCAACCCGAATATCTGCGGCCTGTCCTTT